TGAAGGGGCAAGAGTTGCAGTTGAAAGCGCAGAAGCAGCAGATCGACGCAGCAGAAAAAGCAGATCGGATTCGTGTCGAAGAGTCACGTATCGCAGCTCAGAAAGAAATCGCAGCCATGCAGGTCGCGGCTACAGCAGCCGCTGCAAAAGACAAACTGGCGCGTCAGACTGAGATCGAAGGAGCACGCATGGGCGTTGATGTGGCAAAGCACCGCACACAGATGGCCATGCAGCAAGCGCAACGGGCAGCGCAGAACAAACAGCCTAGCAACAAATCAAAAAAGGAATCTGATTGAGCGATTACAAACTTTTGGCCCTCATAGTCAAGGAAATCCAGAAGCTGAAACAAGAGCGTGAAGCTTACGTGGCAGCGGGACGAGCTGACAACATTGAGGAATATCGAAAACTCAGCGGAGTCATCCTTGGTCTGAATTACGCTGAGAACATCATTGAAGACCTTGTGCAACGAATGGAGAAATCTGATGAGTGAATTTGACGTTACGGCGGTTGACCTGTCCGGGATTCTGAACAAATCCAACGAGGAGAAGGCCAAGCAGTTGCCCGACCCAACAACTTTCCACATCTTGACTGTTGTCCCCGAGGCGATGGAAGAGTATGCCGAGAGCGAGCTGGGCATTGTGAAATCAAGCCAAGCCATGCACTATGAAGAAGTTCTCACACCTGTGCTGTTTGTGGTCAAGATTGGCCCAGATGCGTACAAAGACCCGACTCGGTTCCCCAGTGGCCCGAGCTGCAAGGAAGGTGACTTTGTCATCGTCCGCCCCAATTCAGGCACCCGCCTGAAGATTCATGGCCGCGAATTCCGAATGATTAACGATGATTCGGTTGAAGGCGTGGTTCAAGACCCCCGTGGTATCACACGTGCTGCATAAGGAGTAAACAATGCCGTTACCAAAATTTGAAGACGACGCCTACGAATTCCCTGACGAGAAGGAAGAAAAGGCCAAGGCAAAAGCTGCCAAAAAGGAAGAGGACAAGTTTGAACTTGAAATCGAAGATGACACTCCCCCAGAGGATCGTGGCCGCAAACCTGCGCCCCCACCTGAAGACCCCACTGAGGATGAGTTAGCCAGCTACGACGAGAAGGTTCAATCCCGGATCAAGAAATTTACACGTGGTTACCACGATGAACGCCGCGCCAAAGAGCAGGCCCAACGGGAGCGTGAAGTTGCCGAAGAGTTTGCCCGTAAGGTGTTTGAGGAGAACAAAAGGCTCCAACAACAACTTTCAAATGGTAGCAAAGCATTCATTGAGACATCCAAGTCCGCTGCTGAGGTGGAGTTGGAATCCGCTCAGAAAAAGTACAAAGATGCTTATGACGCAGGTAACTCGGATGATTTGGTAGCCGCGCAAACCGCGATTGCCAAGGCAACCTTGAAACTTGACAGAGCCGAAGGCATGAAGCCCATTGAGGTTGAGGAACGGGAGTTTGAACCCGCTGCCCCCGCCAAACCCAAAGTCAACCCACGCACCCAGAAATGGCTGGACGCAAACAGCAATTGGTTTGGTGTTGATGACGAAATGACAATGGCTGCTGTAGGTCTTGACAAGCGGTTACAAAAAGAGTATGGTGCGGACTACATTGGTACGGAAGATTATTTCCGCACAGTTGACCGTACCATGCGGAAACGATTCCCTGAACAATTCAGGAGCCATGAGGATGATGACGATCCACAAAATTCGTCAGACCCGGCAACAGAGGATGAACCTCCACGCCGTGCAACAAGATCAGCTTCGCCAGTGGCCCCCGCCACCCGGAGCACCCCGCCTAACCGCGTGAAGTTGAAGCAGTCACAAGTTTTGCTCGCCCGCAAGCTTGGGATTACTCCAGAACAATACGCAAAACAGGTTGCACTACTTAATCGAGGTGAATGAAAATGGCAGAAGCACAAACACAAAATCGGCTCAGCCGCGAGTTGGAAGCCCGCAAAGCGACGTTTCAACGTCCTGAAGCATGGCGTCCCCCAGAAGCGTTGCCTTCACCGGACGAACGTCCCGGTTGGAAACATCGCTGGGTGCGTTTGAGCACACTGGGAACTTCTGACCCCAGCAACATTTCATCTCGGTTACGGGAAGGATATGAACCCTGCAAAGCAGATGATTATCCTGAACTCATGATGCACGCAACCACTGAAGGTCGCTTTAAAGGCAACATTGAAGTGGGTGGATTGTTGCTTTGCCGTATCCCTTCTGAGTTTTTGGAGCAGCGTATGAAATATTACGACAACCAAAATAAAGCCCAGATGGACTCGGTGGACAACAACTTCCTTCGTGAAAATGACCCACGGATGCCTCTTTTCTCTGAGAAGAAATCCAAGGTCACTTTCGGTTCCGGTTCTTAAATTTAGGAGTCCTTAAATGGCTTACCCAACTGTCTCGGCCCCCTACGGGCTGAAACCGATCAATCTGATCGGCGGTCAGGTGTTTGCTGGCGCGACCCGTCAACGCCGTATTGCTTCTGGCTATGCCACCAGCATTTTCTACGGCGATCTGGTCAAGTTTGCAACCTCTGGCACAATGGTTCTGGCAGACGAAACTACCACTGGCCCCTCAACAGGTTTTGCTGGTGTGTTCTTGGGCTGTTCATTCGTGAACGCTCAAGGTCAGGTGATCTTCTCTCAGTACTTCCCCGGCGGCACTACTGCACCAACTGGCACTTTCATCAACGCTTTTGTGGCTGATGATCCTGACCAATTGTTCAAAGTGGCTGTTGTGTCTGGTACCACTGTTGTTACTGGCATCACTTATGCTGCCATCGGTAACAACGCTGTTTTGGTTCAAAACGCTGGCTTGACCACCACTGGTGATTCTCGCGTTGCCATCCAAGATAGCACCACCGACGTAACCGCTACATTGCCAATCAAGATTTTGGATGTCGTTCCCGACACTTCCTACGTCTCTGGTGGCAGCGTGCTGTTCCCCGAAGTTATCGTGAAAATCAACAACTTTGCTGTTGATGGCAGCGGTGTTACTTCTGGTGGACATTTCTACAACAACCCTCTGGGTATCGGCTGATCTAAGGAGTAACATAAATGGCTATTTCACGCGCACAACTGTTGAAAGAGCTGCTCCCCGGCCTGAACGCCCTGTTCGGTATGGAGTACGCTCGTTACGGTGAAGAACACAAAGAGATCTATGAAACAGAGACCTCTGAGCGTTCTTTTGAAGAAGAAACCAAACTGTCCGGCTTCTCTGCCGCACCTGTCAAGAACGAGGGCTCAGCCATCGCTTACGACAATGCACAAGAAGCATGGTCAACACGCTACACACACGAAACCATCGCCTTGGGTTTCTCAATCACTGAAGAAGCGATTGAAGATAACTTGTACGACAGCTTGTCTGCTCGTTACACCAAGTCATTGGCTCGTGCTATGGCTTACACCAAGCAAGTTAAGGCTGCTGCAGTCTTGAACAACGGCTTCTCATCTAGCTACCCCGGTGGCGATGGCGTGTCTTTGTTTAACACAGATCACCCCTTGATCTCTGGTGGCGTCAACAGCAACACTCCTTCTACACAAGCTGACTTGAACGAGACTTCCTTGGAAGCCGCCGTTATTCAAATCGCTGCTTGGACAGATGAGCGTGGTTTGCTGATTGCTGCTAAGCCTAAGAAGTTGATTGTTCCTCCAGCTCTTATGTTCACGGCCAAGCGCCTGTTGGACACTGAGTTGCGTGTAGCTACTGCTGACAACGATATCAACGCGTTGAAGCAAATGGGCGCAATCCCTGAAGGTTACACTGTCAATCACTTCTTGACAGACACAAACGGTTGGTTCTTGACCACTGACGTGCCTAACGGTCTGAAGCACTTCGTTCGTACACCGCTGCAAAACTCAATGGACGGAGACTTTGACACTGGAAACGTTCGCTATAAGGCTCGTGAGCGTTATAGCTTTGGCTGGTCAGACCCTCTGGGTATGTTCGGTTCTTCAGGTTCGACCTGAAACTAGTACCAAAAGTACTACTAAGAGGGCCCTTTGGGGCCCTTTTTTATTTTTTAAATGTTTGTGCTATATTACCTGTGTCGTAACACAAGAGCTAAACATGGATACCACAAACCTACCCAAGACCCGCGAAGAAGCAAAGAAAACCGGCAATAAGTATTATTTCACTGGACAACCTTGCAAACATGGGCACATTGCAGCGCGCAAAACCAAGGGAGCCTGCGTCGAGTGTTTAAAAGTGGAATGGGCAAAAGGCAAAGAAACACGTGCCGAGTATTTTCGCGGCTACAACAAGTCTGAAGCTGGCATAACTGCTAAGCAGAAATACTACAAGCGAAACAAAGAAGCCGTAGTAGCTCGCGCAAACGCTCGACCTTTAGAAGAAAAGCAAGAGTACAAACGTAGGCATAAAGAAAAGTTTCCAGAGTACTACACAACATTGAACAATGTACGCAAGCGCCGTCACCGTAACGCAACCCCACCTTGGGTTACAAAAACACAAAAGCAAACAATGCGGCATTTGTATGAGCAGGCCACGCAACTTACCAAAATTACAGGCGAACGATACGTTGTAGATCACATAGTGCCACTAATAAACCCCGTAGTCTGTGGTCTGCACGTGCCGTGGAATTTGCGCGTTATTACGCAAGAAGAAAATTTAAAGAAGTCCAATAAACTTGTTGCACACACAGAAGCACCGTGATATAAACACAGTAATCCGGGGTTTTCCGGTGCATTAGACAGTCCCGGCTGACGACATACAGACTAATGCACTCAACTTGTATGTAAGGAATACATCATGGCATCGACCACCTTCTCCGGCCCAGTAACGTCCACAAATGGCTTTATTGGTAACTTAACCGGTACTGTTACTGGCACTGTTGCCGTAACCACTCTCACAGCCGCTGGCTCCGTAACTGCCGCCCAATCTGGCACTACATTTGTTTTGAGTTCTGCAACTGAGTTTGCTACAACTCTCCCCGCACCTGCTGCTGGTTTGGTGTACACATTTATTGTTGGCGCTGCTCCTTCTGGCGCAAACTACACGATTGTTACCGCCTCTAGCGCTAACATCATCAAGGGTCAGGCTTACCCCGCTTCTGGCGATGCTGGTGACACTGGCACTGCTGATGACACCATTTCCTTCGTGAGCGCAGCCGCAGTTGCAGGTGACTCGGTCACTGTGTTTAGTGATGGCACTAGCTGGTTCGCTAAAGGCTTCTGCGCTGTTGCTACTGGTATCACATTCACCCAAGCGTCTTAATTGATCTAGGGGGCTTAGGCCCCCGTTTTAAAGGAGATTAATATGACGATGCAATATGACGTTCTATCGGCGCACTTAAACGTAAGTGGGCAGATGGTTGTGGGGCGTAACCGCCTCAAAGGTCTAATTACTATGGGTACTGCTACGGCAGGCACAGTTAACTTCTGGGACACAACAACTGCCCCAGTATCTGCTACTTATGGGCGTTCGGGCAATACTGTAACTGTAACTCGCGTGGCGCATGGCCTTTCTACAGGGGAGGCTGTTGGCCTTACTTTTGGTTTGGATGTGTCAACCCGAGCAGCTACTAATGGCAACTACCTTGTTACTGTGCTGACAGCAGACACATATACCGTTACAGACATCAACTCTGGCACGGTAACGGCTGGCACAGCGGCTACGCAAGGCACTCGGTGGTTGGCATCTTATGACACCAACACTGCTTCAGATGTTGTGACGGTATTGATCCCCGGGGAAGGTATTTTGGCCCGAGATGGTATCTACGCTCAACTGGCTAACCAAACCGGATTGACAATTTTCTATGGCTAAGTCTCCAGCATGGCAGAGAGCGGAAGGGAAGAACCCAGAGGGCGGCTTGAACGCCAAAGGGCGAGCCTCTGCGAAAGCGCAAGGCATGAATTTGAAACGGCCCCAGCCCGAAGGCGGCTCCCGGCGCGACTCTTTCTG